TTGACCTAAAACCCTATACTTAACACCCCCAACATTAGTTTCGCCGTGCGTTTTTCTAGGTTCTAAATTAATATTTTTGTCTTTAGCAACTTGGCCTTTAATAGCATCTGCTTTGCCTTGCTCATAAAAATGTCTAGCAACAGCGTCTGCATTCATGGCTGTAAATAAAGATTTATGATAACCCGCTGCGTCTTCAATAGTTGTTTTATCTTCGCCAACAAACTTATTGACAAAATTATTTAAATCGCTTTGAGCCGTCTTAATCTTATCAACATCTTTAACATTAAACCTATATTTTTTATCTCCGACATTGTATTCAAAACCTTTGAAGTCTTGTCCAAAGAAACTATCAGTTTTATTTAAAAATGTTCTTTTGCTTTTAGTATTTAACTCCTTCTGTTTTTCAGAATCTTTATTGTATTTGTTGTAGAAATTAATTGCCTCTTGCTGTTCAGCTGTTAGCTTAGAGCCAGCTTTAATTTCTTCGTAATATTTAGACTTTTGCCCGTCTAAGTAGGCTTTAGCCTCGGCAACTTGCTCTTTGAGGGCTATTTTCTTTTTACGTTTAGTTTTATCATCATCTATTTCTTCATCAACACCAAAAGAGTCTTCTAATAAAAACCCTCTTTCTTCTGGCGTTAAATGAGATTTTGTCATTCGATAATATTCATCTAACACTTCAGAGTCGTCTAATTTAGAAACGTCTCTGTTTAAATTTACGTAATCTTGTAGATCACCGCCTGTGTCTTCCATAAAGTCAACGAGCTTTTGTATATTTTCTGGTAATGGTTTTCCAGTAGTTACAGACTCTTCAACTGCTTCTTCTACAGCTTCCGCAACTTGTTCTACCTTTTCTTCTTCAGTAACTTCTTCCATTACTGGAGCTTCAGTTACTTCCTCTACAGTATTTACGTTTTCTTTTTTTTCTTCCACAACCTCTTCTTCTTTTTTTAGTTCAGGCGGTGGAGCATCTAAATCTATTTTAATAACGTCTGGGTTATCAGCGCTATCAAATTTAGATTCATCTATAACTTGTTCAACAACCTCTTGTTCTGGCTGTTCATTTGTTTCTTCTGTTTGTTCAACAGAGTCAGTTGTTTCTTCAACAACTTCTTCATTAAGTTCTTCCATAATAAAATTTTATAAAATATTAAAAATTAGAGACCAAACCTTTCCATGCCTGCATCCCCACTAAGTATATCATTACCTGAAGATTCAAATTTTTTAAGTGATTCACCTTCAGTTTTTTGAGTATTTCTTTTGTCAATCATTTGCATTTGCCTATCAGCTTGCATATCAACTCTTCTATCTCTTCTGTCTTCTCTATCAGATTCTATTTTAGTAGATGTCTGTTGTTTTATAGACTCTAGTTGAGAATTTAACTCAAACTCAAACTGCATTAACTCTTTTTTTGATTGAACTTCTTGTTGTAAGTATTGTATTTTTAATTGATTTTTAGTTTGCTCTAATTGAGCTTCTGTTTGTGCAGACGCTTGTTGCTTTTGTATTTCAGCTTGCGCCGCTGCTTGTTGAGCTTGTTGATTAGCTTGAGACTGAGCCTGTATGTTTTGTTGTTGAGCCTGTTGATCTCTTTGCATCTTTTTTCTTCTTTTAACTTTCAACATTTGATTAGCTAGCTTTATGTTTCTTATATTACGTAAATCAATTGCATCATCTAAATCTATCGATTGCTGTTGTAAAGAGGCTTGTATATTGTTTTCAAGTAATTGTTTTTCTTCTTCATCTGGCATTAGCTCTATAAATATACCAAAGTCATATAGATGTAAATTTTTCATTTCATCTAATGTTGCTACGTTGTGAGCGCCTAACGCTCTAATAAAAGCATCTTTAGTTGGTGAGTATTCTATTATATCAGCTATACGTAGCGATAAACACTCTGCTACCTCAGCCGTTATAAATAACATAGACTGTAATATGTGTCTTGTTGCTGTATTTGAATTAGCAGCTGCAATTTTTTGTACACCAACTAAAGCGTTACGATCTGGAGTGCTAGCGTCTCTTGCTTCATTTAAGCCGGTTACATCTCTTATCATTTGCAAATAATAATTGTAAGTAGTAATTAAACTTTGTAACTTACCGCTATTAACACCATTGTTTATTTGTTGTATTGGAACTTTGCCAGGATTACCATCACCATCAGCTGTAAAGCTTCTACCTATAACACTACCTGTTTGGAAAAACATATTTAAAGCTTCTTGTGGATTATAATTAGTACCATTACCTAAATCAACTTCTGCTAAACCATCAGCATCTAAGTATACACCATCTGGTACCATACGCGCCATGACTTGCTGTAATTTTAAATGAGTTAATTGTATCATATCAGCAAAGCTAGTTATTCTACTAACTATAGACTCTATTCTACCCTCGTACATTCTTGGCGCTACTATTTGGTAATTCATTTTAACGTTAGAAAAATCTGAATCTGTTCGCATCATGTTATCACACATCTTCCATCTTAGTATTTTGTCAGCGCCTATAACATAAACGCCTTCATATAAAGTCTCTACAACTCTTTCTAGCTTGCTAAAATCACCGTCCATATTATCTGGCGGATTAAAAGTATCGTCTTTTTGTATTACTTTTTCTGAACCGCTACTAGTCTTTTTTAATTTATAGACGTTGTTCATATGAGTTTTATAATTAAAATATATAACTTGAACTTTATTTTTATCTTTATTCGAAACATAGTCCATTGGATAAGCGTACTTATCTACTAAATCTTTTATTTCTTCTTCAGATAATTCAGGAAACTCTTTCACTAGTTCGTTTATTGGTAGTTCTTTTACTTCGCCAATATAATAAATATCATCAAAATAAGGAGACTCTGTGTGAGAGTAAACTATATCAGCTGGATCTACATATTCTGCTTTAGCGCCGCTACTAAAGTCAAATGTAGTTTTAGTAGCACCAATACCTAAAACAGTTAAATCATATAAAACTCTACGTCTAATTAAATCATAGTCACTACCTTCTAATAAAACATTTAATGCTTGCTCTTCCGCTAACTCTACTGCCTGCTTATAGTTAAGCTGCATGTGTAAAGCTAACTCATCTTCGGTTTCTGGCAACGTGTCAGGATCATTTTCGTAAAGATCAATATCAAAAGTTTGCTTTACTAAATCAGTATAGTCTTTAGAGTTCATATCTCTAAGCATAGACTCCATATACTCAGTTCTCTTACTTACGCCATATTCATCTTGCGCAAAGCAATTTATCTCATAATTTCTTTGAGCCATGCCGTTTACAACAATATCAACAAACTTAGGTATAATAGGTACTGGCTTCCAGTCTAAATTAAGATAAGATAAATCACCGTTAATAGATAATTCATTTTTATATTTTTGTATAGGTTGTTCACCCCTAGCATATAATCTTAAATTGTGAAAATTATTTTTGTGGCTATTATATTTAGATGTACTACCTGAAAACCATTCATGCCTTATAGCTCTTGCTACTTTCAAACCATACTCTTCGCTTAATTTTTCTAAATCGCTAACGGCTTGTGATGGAAAATGTATAGAGTGTTCTTGTCTCATATTTTATTATTAATTATCTTAGATGAAAATC